TTACCTCTTCTGCCCGATCCGGGCGACGGCGTCTGCCAGGCGGTCAGTTACCAGGTGCGAATAGCGCTTCGTTGACACCGTTGATTTGTGGCCGAGCACCCCGCCAACCGTGAACAGATCGATGCCGGCGTTGATCATTTCCGACGCGGCGCCGTGCCGTAGATCGTGAAACTTCGTGGTCGGATACCCTGCTGCGACGCGGGCTGCCTGCCAGCCGTCCTCGAACTTCCAGACAGGTATCGTGAACCGCACGCGGCGGGCGAGCACGGCGATGCGCGGGTGGATTGGGATGATGCGCGGCCGGCCATTCTTCGAGTCGTCGAGCGAGTAGCCACTCCGCGTCACCTTGGCACGCAGGATCTCGCCGCGGCGCATGCCTGAGTAGAACGCGATGCGGATAGCAGCTCGGACCTGACGGTCTTCACACGCGCGAGCGATCTCCAGCATCTCGCGGCGCTGCGGGTAATGGTGGCGCTCATTGTTGACGCCTGGAATAACCATGCGCGCGGTCTGGTCCGTTTCAAGCCTCCCGACCTTATGCGCGTATTTGATGGCAGCGCGAATGTACGCGAGGACGTTTCGGATCGCGCCGTCTGTCAGCGGATGCTTTGCGACGCCGCGATGGTCGGTCGCGGCGCGCAGATACCCAACGAACGACTTCGACCACTCGTGCAGATCAAGCGCGTCCTGCTCGGCAAATTCCGGCGCCCACTTTTCGAGGATCTGCATTCGCTTCTTGGCATCCTTCCAGCCGCTGCTCTTGTCGGCAAAGTGCGCCATCACGCACTCGCCGATGGTCACGACAGGCTTGCGCGCGCCCGCGGCGATCTCGTATTGCTCGCTCTCCCACTTGCGCGCTAGTTCGTCTGCTGCTTTGGCAGAAATTCCCGGAGGGAGAATTTTGGTTTTTCGAATGCGAGTCCCCTCGATGACGCGTTCGAACGTCCAGCGGTAGCGACGGCGGCCGGCTTTTGTAATGGTTTCGATTGGCATGACGCGAGGAATTTATAAAGCGATTCGAGTTCGTAGACGTGCGTTTTGTGACCGAGTTTGTAGCGCTGGATGATCTCGCCGGCCCGGTCGATCCGGCTGATCGCGTATCGAGGCACGCCGAGGATCTGCGCCGCCTCGGTCGCGCTTACGCGTTTTCCCTTCGCGATGTCCATGTGATACCCCAGTGTTTTCCCGTTGTTTCGATTACTCGTTGTGCTGCTTCGGTCATGCTAGATTTAATGAATGTTCTGCACGGCGACGGAGACAGCCATGTGGACTTGCCGAAACTGCAATGCACGTTTTGACTTCGATCAGGTGGAAGCCCGGATCGACGAGGACGGATTTTTTTTCATTTGCCCTGGCTGCGACTACCGGAACAAGCTGGTGAACACCGGTCCAGACGCAACTGGGCGCCCGCAACTTGTCCAGCGTGACGAGTAGTGGATCTTTTCGGAGCTGAGCATGCGATTCGACTACAAGGAGTTTCATATCGACGCGTCGCCTCTCGATGAAGGCGGTCGCTACTACGCCCGCGCGAAGATTTGTCGGCGCGACCCAGCAGGCGGTGAAGCCGTAGAAGTGAAGTATTCGGGTGACCTCGGCGATTACCCCTCCGACGCGGATGCTATCGAAGCGGCGCAGCGTTGGGCGATTCAATGGTGCGACCAGAACGGCGCTTAGGCCGCGTGCTACGATTTCTCCACAATGATTTTGGAGACTGTCATGACGGCCCCGAACAAGAGAAATGTGGTGCACGGTCATCAGATTGTCGTGATGCTGATAGCGGCAAAAGCCGAAGCATCGATCATGGTCCAGCCTCCACCCGGCAGGCAGGGAGGTCTTCTCCCGCCACAGCACATAAGCGTCGAGCCGCTTCTTAAAGGCGGTCTTTCCGAGACCGAGGCCGTGGAATACATTCTTAAGATCGTATCCCTCGGAGTCGAAGGGACCGAGGTAGGCAACGGATAGGTTCGGGCGTAGGAGAGCATCATGTCGTCGCCGTTGCACCGGGAGATTGATGCACCGCCGTATCGAGTTGTCGTCGACGCTCGACCAGAGTATCGACCTGGCTCGCCCAGTGAGATCGAGGGCTACGTGGCGCGAGCGACCATCACCAGGCTGGACGGATCGCCGGTTTATGAAAGCTACCTCACGTATCAAATCAACGAGGGTGATACCTTCGTCGATCTCCAATCTGTAATTCGAGATGGCGAACAGAGGGCGCGAGATGCTATCAACACCGGTTTTCCCGGCTAGAGCTGTACGCAGGTGATCGAAAGCAATCACTTTTAGGACCCCTTCTCTGTGGCTGCCGCGACTGGGTGCCATTCGATCAGCGGCTGATCGGAACGCACATAAAGCGGGTGACGGGGCGAACCGTCCTTTGTCATGCCGAGACACCAGAGGCGCGCGCCTGCGTCGGTCAAGATGCTGGCGACACGAGCGGCGCGCTCAGGCTTGGCATTCGATTCCCACGCGCACACGACGTCGCCGCATTCGCGCGCGAAGTTCCATAGATAGTCGTCGTTGTCCGGGCCGATCGGGTCAGGATGCGACCATAGCCCGGCCGGATCGGTTGAACGCAGCGCGTAGAGGTTCGCCACGGCGAGGCCGTTGCAGTCCCACAGCTTCGCGAAGCCACGGCAACGGCGAATCGTCGGGTCGTCGAGCGTCGCGTCCGCCGTGCTCGGATTGAGCATGACGAACAGCGCTGTTGATCGCATAGGCGCCATCGATTCGGCGGCGCGCGTCAGCAGGTAGCGATATGTGCCGCAAGGGCTGATGACTGCGGTCATGCTACGATTCCTTGAAAGTGACGGCGGAGCTTGCTATGACGAATTGCACCGTTATCGAGGAAGGCGAATACATCGTGCATTGCACGGCGTTTGAGTCCGCTCCAGGGGTATGGGAGCCTTCGGTTTTGTTTGAGCGCAAGAGTGATCGGGCCCATACATTCGTGCAGGCGATGAGGCACAAGCTTCCCCAAAAATTCAGCAGTCGGGATGACGCCATTCATACTGCTGTCGTCTATGCAGTCGAGCGTGCCCAAGCTGGCGACGTGGGACTTTAAGCTGCCAGATGTAGCGCTGTTGGCGGCTGCGGGCGACCCCGCGCTGCTGAAAAGGATAGGGCGTTCCTTCACGCTAGGATCCCTCGAAAACCCCCGAGCGAGACCTTCATGGCAAGCCACAATTTCACGTACAAGGAGGTCAACTACAGCGTTTACCTGACCGAACAGAAGGACGGGAGGTGGGACTGGGCGTACACGATGACCAAGCCGCCCATCTACTGGAGAAGCCATGATGCGCCTGCGATGAGTCAGGAGCAGGCGATCGAAGAGGCTCGTTTCGACGCGGAACGTCGAATTGACGCTTTGTAGGCAGTTCATCGCGTCTCTCCTTGTGCACGCACTGGTGCCGCGCTTCGTTGTATCGCTCATTGCCGTTGTCCTTGCGGTTAAATCAGATCAGGCGGCAACGCCGACCAGCTGCTTTTCGTGTGCGAAGTTCGCGGTGATCAGTGCGTCGGCGACGTCTGGACAGACGCTGTTGCCGATCATGCGAACCTGTGCTGATTTCGAGAGTGGCTTACCGTTGTGCAGCGGGTCGAGCACATACGAATCGGGGAAGCCTTGGGCTCGCGCCAGCTCGCGCGGGGTGAGCATCCGCATACCGATGTCGACGATCACATAGTCCTCGCCGTGGATCGTCACCAGGCCGAACCGGTCATGAGTCGGGATCGTGCCCAGCGGCTGCAGCAGGCTCTGGCCGTCCTTGTCGTTGCCGTAGTACTTGATCAGGAACGCGCGGACTTCTCCGACGTGGCCGCCACCGGCCGTGAGGGTCGGCATGGGATCGCCCATATCCTGGCCGAACTGGTTATTGCGAAGCTTGACCAGATGCGATGTGACGACTGTCGTGTCAGCTTTCGCGGTGATGGTGGCGATCGGCTCGCTAGCGTCACGTGGGCGTGACTGGCCCGCACGTCCGCCACAGCCGACGAGTTGCGCTGTCACAACGGAGTGGTGATCAGTGGTGGTGACAGTCCCTGTCGGGCCACCGACGCCAGTTCCAACAACGCCGCCGTAATGCTTGGCGAGGAACGCCGAAACTACCGCATGCTTGACGCCACCTGCGACGGCAGTACCGAGCGGCTTGTCGAGGCCGGGCACGCACGGCTCCTGCCCTTCGCGCTCGCCATAGCCGGTCTGGATCAGCGTTGCCGACACAAGTGCCTGTTCTCCGCGATTTGCGCCTGTGACTGTGGCGAGCGGCACGTCGACATGCGCGGCGCGATCGCCGCCGTGATGCGTGACGTGCATCAGCGTCGGCGCGACGACGGCGAAGCGGTTTGCGGTGGTCGCCGTGCCGAGCGGTTCATTCAAAGTTGCGCCACGGAATCGATCATCAGCGGTGTAATACGAAACGATGAAGGGCTCGGCGCTGTTCACGACGAACTTCATGATGCCCTTCGCGATACGCCGCAGTGTCGCATCCTTCAGCGGGCGGCCGCGCTCGAAGATCGACGGGCACGGGATCGACCAGTCGATGCATTCGGCTGCGGTGCGCCACGGCTGCAGCTTGCCTGACTTCACCGCCTCGCTCTTCGGATCGCCATGCGTCGGCACCGGCCAGACGATGGGCAGGCCGTCCCGACGCGCAAAGAAGTAAAGGCGCTTGCGGATCGTCGGAGCACCGAAATCGCATGCGCGAAGCACGCGCCATTCAGCCTTGTAGCCCAGTCCTGTGCGCAGGCGCTCCATCGGGAAATCGGCGCCGAGCGTCTCGAAGATCTCCTGCACGTCAGGATGATCAGCCGCGAGGCCCGTCGTCAGTGCGTCGATGAACGCGCGGAACGTGCGCCCCTTCTCTGCCTTGATCGGACGACCTTCATCGTCGAGCGGGCCCCAGTCCAGAAACTCTTCGACATTCTCGAGCGCGATGCAGCGCGGAGCCTGAAACGTGGCCCATTTCAGCGTGACCCATGCGAGACCGCGAATCTTCTGCTCGCGCGGCTTCCCGCCCTTCGCCTTGCTATGGTGCTTGCAGTCCGGGCTAAACCACGCCAGCCCAATCGGCTGTTGACCGGTCACGAACCCAGGGTGCACAGCGAAAACGTCTTCGGTGTAGTGAGCAGTCGTTGGGTGGTTGGCCGTGTGCATCGCAAGCGCTTCACCATCATGGTTAATCGCGATGTCGATCGCGCGCCCGAAGGCGCGTTCGATGCCAGTGCTTGCACCACCACCGCCAGCAAAGTTGTCGACGATGAGTTCGCTGCCAAGGTCCAGCGGGAGACTGTTCAGATCGCGTTTCATTTGTTTGCGCTTATTGGTTGAGTGCCGGTACCGCCGGTTCGTTGATTTGCTTCCTGACTGCGGCAGCTCGTGACTGCGAACATCCGAGGTACTTCCGGATCTCCGTGACCGTGCCGCGCAGTCGTCCCGCCGCGACCGCTGCCGCCACGCGGGTGACGTCGTCGACGGTCGTCGCGGGCGCGCTCTCTGGCTCGGTAACGGCGTTACTCGGTTCCGTGACTGGCGTTACTGCCGCGCCAGTATTGGGTTTGAGCGATTCGACAGGGCGCAGCGCGAGCAACCAGCAAAAGCACGCGACTGCTTCGAGTACTGCCGCGAAAGCGAGACCGGCGAGCAGATCGACGCGACCGGACGGGATGCCGAACGCGGTCAGCGTGCCGATCACGGGATCGGTGACGGCAGCGGCGCGCGCGGCGTCGGCGCGGTCCTGCGCGGCTTCCTGACGCTTCGCCTCGGCCGCTTCGGCATTGATCGCTTCCAGTCGCGCGGCGAGGGTTGCGCGCTCGATCCGCAGACTGGAGCAGGGCTCGGTGCAGTGGCGTTCGGTCGCGCGGGCCAGTCGCGATACGACGGTCGCGCGGTCAGCGGCGATTACTGCGAGACTGCGGCCGGTCGTGACCACTGCCGGTACTGCTGCCGCGCGGACCTCGCCAGCATGCTTCTGAGCCAGGAGGAAAAAGACCGCGTGACCGTAGCAGGTAGCCGCCATGCAGCCGATCCAGAGCAGGGCGCCGACAATACGGATACGCCAGCCATGCGAACGGATCAGGGCAGGGAGCAGGTGAGCGGCGACAACCAGCACGACGCCGACGGCTATCCAGAGCACCCGCTCTGCGACGAATCCGCCTCGCTGCCAGCCCGCCATTACGGACAGACACGCAGCAGTCACGGTCGCCGAGACTGCGAGTAGCACGGGTTTCCGAGCGCGCGAGCATCGCGCAGGTGATAGCATCTTGTTCACGCAATCGAACGAGGAACTAGTCATGGCAGGTTTCCCGAAGGTGACACATCGCGTCATCACAGCTGAAACCTTCAAAAAAGAAGGCGTTTACTGGCCTCGCCTTGCGGTGGTAACTCATGTCGATACCGGTGCGGACTTCACGGAATACGCATACGGCGAGAAGCCGTACGAAAGTGAAAACGAGGCGTGGCTTGCCGCGAAGTACATGGAGCACCGGTGGCAAGTTCCTGAACTCATTCGAAGCGCTTAGCGACAGCATCATTCACTTTCGAGCGTGACGAGTTTGAATTCGACGACCCAGACCCACGGGTTCTTTTCCCAACCGAAGCCGCGCGCTGCGTTGAGTCGGTCCCACAGATCGGCATACACCTCGCGCGAGTCGTGACTTGCGCCGCCGAAGTACTGGTCGCCACGGTTCACTACGTAACGGCCGGTCGCTGGCAGCTTGATCAAGCCTTCGGCGACTGCATCGGCGCGGCTGATGTCCTGCAGGCGCTCGACACGCACGCCGGTCACTTCGAGCGTGAGGCGGGACAGCGCGCGCGGCATGTGTATCGATGGCTTCCACGTGATGGCTTCGGCCGCTGGCACGTTCTCGAAGCCGGCCGGCACGCAGGCCGGGTAGTCGGCGCGATAGACGGTCGGTCCTGGGTCGAGCGTCGTCGGTTGCGCCCAGGTCTCGCGCACCCACAGACGGTCGCCAGGCTTGCCGTGGGGGCAGCGAATGTGTTCGCTGACGACGCGCTCTGCGCGGCACCACGCCCATTCGCCGGTTGGTTCGTCGGCGCCGCGCGCTTCTTCCGTTCCTCGGAACTGGAAGATGTGATGTGCGCCGGTCGGCTTCACGATGCGACGCGTTTGTGTCTTGCGGCCATCGAGCAGCGCACGCACCATCGGGCCGCTGAAGAGGATCAGACGTTCTTTCATCACTCCGCCCTCATGGCGATCCCGCCAACCAAAGGACCAATCGGAAGGCGCTTTTTCGCTTCTTGCGTACGAACGCGCGCAGCATCCAGAGCCTCGGCAATTTGCACCGGAGTTTTGCTTGCCAGCGTGCGACGTGCATTGTCGATAGCGAAGTTGATCGAATCGCCCATCCCAAGGCGCACGCCTGTCTCAACGTGAGACACGTGCCAATAGCAGGTTGCGTCAGTCGCACCAAGATGCGGGCGGTGCACCGCGTAGATCTCGCCCGGCGCTTCTGCGAACTCAACCGGCTCGCCGATCACTTCTTCGAGACAGATGTCGCCAACAATGAAAAAGCGCATGTCAGGTATCCAAAAAGAGTGGGCCGGTACTGCGCCCACAAAGCGCTGGCTCGGGGGAGCCGCCGCACTCGCAGTTACTCGGGGGAACCCAGCAGGATCGTCGTCGCCGTCTGCTCTTCGATTTGCGACCAGATCGAGCGGAACGCGGCTTCGAGCACCTTGTGCGGGCGCACCAGCTCGTACCAGATGGTCAGAGCGCCGTCTTTGACGCGGTACTTGATGCGGGCGTCGACCGGCGACGGCTGGCCGTTTTCGAACACAGGGATTTCGAGCGTGATCTGCGACGGCATCGCGATCTTGTTGCCGGTCGCGTTCACGTCTTCCTTCCAGACAAAGTTCGTGCTGCCGTCCTGCAGGCGAGCGGCCGACACGAAGTTGCCTTCCTTGCTGGCTTCGAAATTGAGCGCGACGCTCAGCATCGTCGAGCCGTCGGGCGTTACGATGTCCGGCAGGTTGTCTTCGATCAGTTCGGCGAATTCGAGCTGGTTGAGCGCCTTGCGATCCTTGCCCGTCCACACCTTCCATTCGCGCGAGGCCGGCACTGCGAACTCGACGCGATAGCCGCGCCAGTTCGAACCATCGTGATCAGCGCCGACGGCGCTGTATGCGCGGTGATCGTCGATCACGCCGAGGATCTTCGCCGGGTCGAGCGACGCATAGATCAGGCTCTCGGGACGCTTCTGGCGGTTGAAGTAGGCGACGAAGCTGTTCGCGTCGCGGAGCTTCACGAGGCCGCTGGCACGCGCCGGGTTGTTGAACACTTCGTCGACGATTTGGGCCTTGTAGCCTTCCGGCACGATCACGAACGGTTTGCCGTCCTGCAGCGGGCTTTTCTGTGTGCCGGCGAGCGAGGTGCCTGCGGCGAGAACTGCGGCGACGTCACGTTCGCCTTGGAAATCCTTGAGCATGTCTTGTCCGTTTTGGTTTTGGTGGTAGAGGGAATTGCTGCGCGCTTAGCCGAGCGCGACGCGGGGGCTGCTGTCCGCCAGCGAGATACCAGGCAGTTCGGTTTGACGCTCGCTATGACGCGAGAGGTTGTTTTCGACGGTCGGGAAGAACACCTCCGCGGTTTCCTTCTCGCGCGGCAGCGTCGCGACGACCTTGCCGGTCACCTCGAGCGCGTCCTGCACCTTGGCGAACGGCTTCACCTCGACGGTAATCGTGATCTTTCCGGCCTTGCCGGTGTCACGAACCATCGCGACCAGCGTGTTCAGTTCGTTCGTCGCCTCTTCGACGACTGCGCCCCCGCGCAACTCCATGAGGGTCTGCGTAAAAGCCTTCTTCATTGGTTGACTCCGTGTGTGAAGGACTGCGGTTATTCATCAAAGCGCCGGTAGGGCGCATCGGACTCGTGCTCACCTGCGTCGTCGCTCCTCGCCCTCGGAGCGCGACCCATGCCGCCAAACATGAAGCCAAGTGCAACGCCGATAAGCAAAGCGCATAGGATTGCTAAACAGAACATCAGCTTTGCATCCATCGATAAGCCTTTGCGTGATCAGGTGCAGCGCACTACGCTGCAGCGCTCAATTTCAGCCGCGTGTTGCTCAGAAGATGCGCACATGAGCAGATAGATTGCGACGACGGCGGCGGCGCCGGCCCAGATCTTGATCACTTCCACAGTGCACCTGCCGGGATCGCCACGCAGAGGAACCAGACGCAACCGATACCGATGAACGTCAGGAAAGCGAGAAGTGCAGTTACTGCGTGGGTTCGCTCACACGCGGCGAGCAGCTCGTTATCGAAAGCGACACGGTTCACGTCGTGCTCCGTAGCAGTTTGGATTGCGCAACAGCTTTCAGAGGGAGCGTCTCGGTGTGCCCACGTTCGGAGACCTGTACGGGCTATTTAGAGACGCCGCGCCGTCTTGAGACGCTCCCACTCAAAGCTGTTCGTTCTTGCAGGGCACTCGGTGAGTGCGTGAGACGAATATTACCCAGGGGTAAAATTGTGTGTCAATACCTATGGGTAAAACATTAAGGAATAAAAGGTCGCGCTGTTGCTGCCGCCACAGAATGGTGAATAGTTGGAAAATTTTTGGTATCCGAGCGCGACCGGTCTCACGAAATCGTCAGACCAAGCACCCGATTGCGCTACTTAAGCAAACATGTAAGCTTTGTTAGCCGGGCAGAGGGCCGCCTGGCGCGTGTATTTTGGCCGCGACTAGCTCGCGGCTCTTTTTCGCGTACAAATGAAAAAGCCCCGCACGGGGCGGGGCTTCACTGCGTCCGGCGTCCGGGTGCTAGGCGGTTTTCGCCAGGTCGCTGATATAAAGGTTTGCAATGGCGCCGTCTGTGTCAGCAATCTGATCGTCTTGTTCTAAAGAGCTCATCTTGATTGGATCGGGATTTGATTTGGACGCACGATCGTCGCTTTGCGAGACGCGGGTCTAAAGGACCGCCCGCGCTGCGGCCCCGCTGGAGGCGGGGCAGGTGTTAACTACTTGCGCAGCAACCGCACGCAGCTGGTACCGCCGTCAGGTGAGTCCGAGCTTCATCGCGACAGCCACGATTGCGGCGACGATTACGATGCCAACGACAAAGCGCAGGTCTGCGTTGCTGGCCACGGGAACATTAACAACGTCGTGGTTGCTAGGCTGGATTTCAGGCGGCCTGTCCGCCGTGCCGATCTCAGTGTGGCAATGCTTGCAGATCTTGGCGGCCCGGAGGATCGGCTCTGCGCATGCGGGACAGGCGATTCGATCTCCCGGCGCCTCTGACGTGGAGCTGCGCCGCCCGCTCAGTGTGATCAGAAGGACCGCGCACAACGCAGCAAAGCCAGAAACCATCTGGATGGAGTTGCGTTGGGAGATCAGGCCGAAATTTGTGACTCTCGTGCCATCAAACGGCGATGCGACCGTTACGTCCATGCTGAACGACACAAGCAGGCCGATCGCGGCGCCCAGAAGCAAAAGCCACCCCAACGTCCTCATTGAAGATTCCCCGGTTTTTGTTGTGATGAGCTGGTTTAGATCGCGCCGCTGACAGCAACGACGAGCGCGATGATTTGCAGGTTCGGAAAATCGTTCGGGTCGATGTCCATATCCGGGTACATAGCCTTGTCCGGATTGTCCGATCGGATGGTTAAGCCGCCATTGGGCTTCTTAAAGACGCGCTTTACATAGACCTCGCCCTGAAACGAGAGTACGTAGACTTTCCCAGAGATGAGATCCGTCGCGCGGTAGTCGACCACGAGGGAGTCGCCGTCTCTGACGCGCGGCTCCATGCTAGACCCCTCAGCAACGATAGTTGCGGCCTGCTCCGGCTTTATTCCAAGGCGTGTACACCATGCCTTGCGGAAAGCCTGCTTCTGTCCTTTTTCATCCACATGCCAAGCGACGCGGCCATTGCCCGCAGATGCTTTTACTTCAAGTCGCGGTATCAAGACGTACTCTTCGCCAAGTTCTGAGGCGTCATCCCAAGCCAATATTGGCCTGGCACTCACCGATGAGCGGCCGTCTCGCAAGCTCGCCCCATTTGACGCCTTCCTCTTGTCAGTATTATGCAATGGTTTCGTAATTGATTCGCCGATTTGGCCTCTTTTTCTGGGTGTGCTTCCCGATTTGACATTTGGGCCTAAATCCCATAGGTCGCGGATCGGCGTCTCGGATTCGAACGAACCCGGTGACCAACCGAATGCGTTGTCGATCATGTCGACCATATCCTCGCCGATCCGCTTTCGTCCTTCTCGACCTTCAGGCCAAAGCATCCGGCTGACGTAGGAATCGGACTTTCCGATTCGTTTGGCCAGTGCTGACGTTGCGCCGTTGCATAGTGCATCGCGGATCTCGATGAGCCGCAGACGCCTTCTCTCATATTTATCCATAAGCCGATTTAAGCCGGTTAATACTCACAGGTAAATTCCCTACGGGTATTGACTGTTATTTTACCCACGGGTAAAGTTTGGTCATGGACAAGCTACTCGCATACCTCAACTCACTGAGTACGGAAGCGCAGCGCGACTTTGCGGCTCGGTGCGGGACGACGATCGGCTATCTGCGCAAGGCGATCAGCGCCGGCCAGCAGTTGGGCGAGTCGCTTTGCATCAACATCGATCGCGAGAGCGGCGGCGTCGTGCGCTGCGAAGATCTCGCGGCAAGCGTCGATTGGGCGTATCTGCGCAACTCGATGACACGGGAGGCTGCTTGATATGGTCAACCTGAAATTCAAGGCAATCGTGTTCCACAACGGACACATGGTCATCGAAAACGCCGCCATCGAAAACGACCTTAAAGAATTCTGGGTTGAGCTTGGTCCGAGCGTCGGATGGGGGCGTTTCGAGCGTAACGACGAGTGGATCAAGTCAGGTGAAGCGCCGTTCGTATTGCGTGAAGTGCGTCCGACGCATGAGAAAGCGCCAAGTCCAATAGCTTCATCGTTAGGTGTTTTGTGGCGTCGGCGGGCAGCGATCGAAGCGCAGCAACAAATCGAGGCCTATCAGCAGAGTCTACGGACTCCATGATCTTCGATTCGATAAGAGACTTAATGGTGTCTTCATGAAGCTTGATCGTCACGGTCCCAAGGGTTGCAGAAAGGCCGCCGTCATCGGCAAGGAAGTCGAGCCCTTTGACGGTGGCCGTTGCGCGAAGCGGGATCGGCGTTGGGGTCATTGCCCGGGCCCAGGTAACGCTCACCAAACCGTGCTCTTCGAGGTAGCGCAGGACGGGAACGCGGTCCGACGCTGCGCTCGCCCAGCCCTGGATGTCGACGTCCTTGGCACTCTCGTACGCGTCCGCAACCTCCCGGCAGCACTTCGAGTTGAAGGGCACGGCCCATTAAGGCCGGTGAAAAGGCTTGTTCTTCCAAAAGAGTTCTCCGTTCGTAGAAGGTTGGCGTAGGGGCCAACGATTTTGAGGCGAGCGAGAACTTCCATCGTTTTCTGAATCAAGGAGTTTGAATGCACCTTCCGCACCATCAAGAAATGCTCCGCAACGCTGGCAAATACGGCGGCGTCGACGCTGTCACCGAGCTGATCCGCAAAGAGAATCCGGATGCGCTCCATGTCGAAGAGGGCGACAGCGAAACGCTGTCGTCGCGCGTGTTTCTCAATCAGCCGATGCGCAACGAACCGGCGAAGGGTTTCATCCGCTTCTACGATCCGGTCAAGGCGGCGGCCTGACATGGCGCTCACTGCATCCGAGCTGAAGCAGATCCGGGAGACGCTGTGCGCGATCGTTGTTCGCGGGCTGCGTCATCCCGATGAACTGAAAACGGCGCGCGAAGAGTTGACGCAGTCGTTTGAGGCACTAAAAGCGGTTGCAGCGCAGCCAGCAGCAGCAAAGACGTAACTGGCGCGGCAAATTCCGGGTGGCCGCGCAAGGTAGCCGTCAAGTTCTTACCCAATTGCATCCTCCCGTTTTCATGATTATTGGACGGACTTTAGTAGTCCTCTGTGCGTGAAAACACGTTTGTTTGGAGAAGACGTGAACATTCTCGATACCGCGCACGCTGTTGTGCATGACTACCCAGGCGGATGCGAGTCGCTTGCCCCGAGGATCGGCATGTCGGCGCAGGTTCTTCGCAACAAGGCCAACCCCAACACCGATACGCATCATCTGACGCTTAAGAACGCCATCGACGTGACGGCAATGACGGACGATGACCGAATCCTTGAGGCGTGGGCACGCGAGCGCGGTTATGCGCTCGTCAAGGTGCCTGATGTCGGCAACTGCAATGACGCCGCGATCGTCGAGCTGATGGGCGAGGCATGGGCGACTCATGGCGACGTTGGCCAGGAGATCTGCAAGACGCTCGAGGATGGTCGTGTCGAGCTGACGGAGGTCGACCGGGTCGAGCAGCGCATCTTCAAGCACGCGCAGGTCCTGTTCAACATTTCCGCGCGGCTGCGCGGTATGGCGGAGTGAACCACATGAGAGCCACACGCACCCAGCTTGCCGGTTACGACTCGATGACTGGCGCCAAGCGCTGCACCCAGAAGGAGATGATCCTGAACCTGTTTCATAGCCCGTTCATGACGTTGACGCGGCAGGAGATCGCGGATCGCACGAATCTTCGTCTGTCGAGCGTTTGCGGTCGCGTATTCGAGCTGCTGAGGGACGGCGAGTTGAAGGTGCGCGGCTCGCAGAAGTGCGCAGCGACCGGGGCCGATAACGAAACCCTTGGACTGCCAGCGACGATCTGACATGGCGCTCGCCGACGTTATCCATTTGCCCGAGCACCCACGCACCGTGCAGGTCGAGGACGGCTTCACGCGCATTGCGCACGGCATTCTGGAGGCGCTCGCGCTGGCGAATCTTGGGAAGCGCCACTACAAGATCATGCTGGTGCTGTGCCGCCAGACGTACGGCTACAACAAGAAGTCGGACGAGATTAGCCTGTCGCAGTTCCACGACAAGACAGGCGTGCTGCCGCCGAACGTTTCGACGGCGATCGACGAGCTGGTCGAAATGCGCGTTCTGCTGCGCACGCCGGGCAAGTACGCGGCGTGCCTGGCTGTGAATAAGGCATACGCACAGTGGACCGGCAAAGCGAAAGTGGATGTAACGCAGCTGTGGGGTTATCAAAACGATAACAGCAGTGTTATCGAAACGATAAACGAGGGTTCTCAAATCGATAACGATGGTGTTATCGAAACGATAACCACAAAAGACAACCCCAAAAGAAATAACCAAAAGACAACTCCAAAAGAAAACCTTTCGCGCTCGCTCCGCGATCGCTTCGAGATTTTTTGGGCGGCATACCCGAAGAAGCGATCCAAGGACAAAGCCGAAAAGGCGTTCGCCAAACGCAACCCGGACGAGCAGCTCTTCAACGACCTGATGGCAGGTCTGGAGCGGGCCAAGACTTCGGAGCAGTGGCAAAACCCCCAGTTCATCCCGCACGCAGCCACGTGGCTGAACGGCGGCGGATGGATGGACGAATTTCAGACCGCATACAGCGATGCCGAACTTGCCGTGATCCGCGCCTTCAACGGGGCGTTCGGGGAGCGAGTCGGCACCATCGACGAAGCGGTCTTTGTCGAGGCGCGCGCCGGCGCGATACGCGCGTTTCTCGGGAAGCTGGCAGCCGACCCTGAAGCGTGGAAGCGGTATTTCCCGGCCGTGCGCGACAAGGTCGATCTGCCACCGCACGCAGGCTTCGACTACCTGATCTCGCCGAAGGGGTACGGCGACGTGAAGGGTCGCATGACGATCAAGCGCAACCCTGACGGCACGCGCGCGACGGGCGATTGGGACAAGTCGGCTAGCGGCATCAAGGCAAAGGCGAAGGAAATGGGCATTTCGTTCTCAGACGAAGAGCCGGTGCCCGCCATCGCGGCGCGCGTTCGTGCCGCACTCGAAAAGATGGAGAACAGGGAATGAGCGCGACGGGAAAGGCCTTCTGGCTCGTATGGTCCCCAAGTGGGGTGACACCGCCGAAGTATCGCGATGAATCGCGCGAGAGCGCCATCGCGGAGGCCGAGCGACTCGCGCGCGAACGAGTCGGAGCGGAGTTTTACGTGCTGGCGGCGACGGATCTGCGCGCGGTCGACCGGATGGTGCGTACGCAACTGCTTTCGATCGATGACCGAGACATCCCGTTCTGAGTGCTGGGATCGATTCAGAGTGTCTGTGCGAGCGGCGCGCAGCGGCAGCAACCGGGAAGCGAAGGAACTGATCGAGGCAGTACGCCAGAAGCACGGCGATGTGGCAGCAGAGATTCAACGGCGCGAACTGCGCAACTACGTGGACAGCGAGAAACCAGCATGAAGGTTAAGGGCATCGAAATTCCAGAGGCAGTGCAGAACGCGGTGGTCGACCTGATGAAGCGGCGCCACACATTCACCGCATTCGCGCTGGCAACTGAGATTGCGAGCCACATGGCTTGCGGCCCGCTCGACGAGGTCGCGTACCGCGGCGCGGATCGAATCGTCCAGCGCGAGCGCAAGGCGGGGAACATCCGCCCGTCGGACTCGACTCGCAGTCGTTCGCCTTACTGGAAATGGGTGGGCCAGCAATGACGAAGCGCACCAACTGGCCGATGGTGGTCCCGGACGGAACGACGATGGTCGGCACCGCGCGCGTACGCGACGACTCGCGTCCGCCGCCAATGACCACTGCGCAGCGCCGCATCTACGAGAAGACCGGCGTGCCGCCGCAGACGAGCGCGCTCGACGACGTCGACGCCGACGATGCGTTCGCCGCACCGTCGCTCGGCATGGCAAAGCCAGCGAAGCCGACGAAGTATCGAAACAAGCGGTGCTATCACGACAGCATCAAATTCGACAGCGAGAAAGAGCGCTCGCGCTGGTTTCACCTGATCCAGTTGCAGGCGGCCGGGAAGATCCGCGATCTGCGATTGCAAGTGCCGTTCATCCTGACCGAGCGCAAGCGGCGAGACGACGGCACTTGGGAGCGCGCATCGAAGTACGTCGCCGACTTCGTCTATTTCGACGTCGAGACTGGCAAGCAGGTAGTCGAGGACGTCAAGTCGATCGCCACGCGGAAGAACCGGACGTACATCCAAAAGCGTAAGCAAATGCTCGACAAGTACGACATCACGATCAAGGAGATTTGATCAATGAACTGGGTTAGATGGACCGCCGCTGAGAAGGATCTCGTTCGCCAGATTTACGCATCCGAGCTGACTGTCGATGAGCAAATGCATCTGCTCCCGGGCCGCACAGTCAAAGACGTCTGCGCGCAGGCGCGGAGTCTGGGCCTATTGAAGGCCAAGCCGCTGCCGCTGCGCGACCGGATCATCGCCGAACTGAAGCGTGGTCAACCGAAGTCGTGTGGCGAGCTCGCGGCGGCGCAGAAGGGCAAGAAGAAGTTCATCCGTCAGTTGATGAACAGGCTTTGCGCCGAAGGCTTGGCGCACATTCACGCGTGGACCGACCGTTACATCGAGCCGATCTATGTATGCGGGCCCGGTCAGGATGCGCCAAAGCCGGCGCCGCGTACACAGCTGGAGTATATGAGGCGCCGCCTCGCGCGTCAGCAGGTCGGATCTGATCCATTCGACGACTCGAACGATGAGGAACTCGACTGGCGTCACAGCTCGGTTGCCGAATGGTGGCCGCGCGCTGATGCAGTCGTCACAGCCGCATTCAAGTTAATGGTGATGGTCGGGAGGGCCGCAGCGTGAGCGAGCGTGCCGAGTTCGAACAGTGGTATGTCGAGAACGCATTCGATCTCGAGCGCAGCCCGATCGGCAGCCGCGAATGCGGGCTGCAATGGAGGGCGTGGCAGGCCGGCCGCCGAGCGCTCATCGTCGCCAGCGGCGCGGCGGTTGAGATTCGAGTGCTACGTACCGGTCTGTTGAAGGACGATCTGCCCGCGCTTACCGACATTGACCAGCTTGTTTCGCCTTCCGCAGTGCGGGCAGATGAAGTAGATGCCGAAGCTATCGATACCGATAGTGTCGTCATCGAACGGGACTTCAAGGTGGCATCGAATGCATAACCAATTCATGGGGGCCTCCGTGCCGGTTGGCCAAAACAAGCATAGCGGTCGAGCATGCAATTGCAAGGCGCGTTCGTGAAGCGTTCGTCACCTTTGATGCGCCGCACACCACTCGCGCGCACCGGATTCAAGCGCAAAGAGCCGAAGCCATTCGCGCTGGCTGATCGCAAGACGCTCGAGCGCCACTCCGCGATGAAGCTACGCATCAAGAAGCCGACGGTCGCGGAAGGATCGAAGTACCTCGCGGCGTGCCGCGGCGAGCCATGTTATTTGCGCGTGCCGGGCGTGTGCTGCGGCCGCATCGATACCGTCGTGCCGTGCCATTCGAACCAGTCGAAGCACGGCAAGGGCATGGGCATCAAGGCCGCACACGAATTCACGGTGCCGGGGTGCTTCGCGTGTCACGCGTGGCTCGATCAGGGTGATGCGCCGCGCGAGGCGAAGGTGCTTGTGTTCGATAGGGCGCTCGGCGCGTGGGCGCCGGCGCGCGCGGCAAAGATGGGAATTGAAATGAAGGAGGCCGCTTGAGGCTAGCAGTAAGGATGACGTTGCCATCGTCAAAGCACGGCTTGCGATGGGTACAGCACTACGAGACGTTCGAATGCCTTGTGGTGCGCGTGCGCGGACCGGTGCATACGCTGCGCGCTGGCAAATCGTGCGCATCGTGGGTCACTGCCGATGTTTATCTGCCCGACCAGTACAAAGAAAAAGCGTGGCTCGACTTCAACCCGGACGGCACCTATCCGGTCGAGGTGCCTATCAACTGGAACCGAAGATCGCTCGCCGCGTTTCTCGCGAGCGGTGATCTTGAGTGGGATGTGAGGGAAATCGCATGAGCGAGATCAAAATCCACGAAACCAACACAAACACGACCACGCACCGCGCTGTGCTGGATGGCGAGGCGATGAAAGAAATTCTCGGCGCGCACGTAGCGCAGCTCGCGGGCGTCGATGTGAATGCGTCGCACGTGCATATCAGCGTTCACTTGTCGTCGCGGATGGGCAGCTATAACACCATCGAAGAGGGCATCGTAACGGTCACGGTTGACCATCGCGCGGCGCTGCGCGCGGATGAATCATGAGCGCACTCGCATTCATCAACCTCGAGGATGTGCCGCTTCAGCTGCGCGAGACATCGGTCCAGCGCCTCGACGATAACGCCAGCATCACGTTGATCTATTTCGATGGCTGTCCGCTGGTCGGGCAGTGCGAGGCGGGCGTAGCGCAAATTGAGTATCCATTTCCCCGCGCGCCTGATTTGCGCAACGCGCTGGTCGAATGGTTACTCCATTGGAGCATCAATTTCTATGTCATTGCGGGCTGACGGTCCAAGCGAATAACAAAAAAGGTGAATATGGAACCCATCAAGCACGAAGGCATCTTCAAGTGCGCCCAGGAGGCCATCGTCTTCGCGTGCAACTACTCGAGCCAGCAGTACGCCATGTCGGCAATGGGGAAGATCCTGCAGCGCGGCGCGCATGGTAGCGGGCGCGGACTGATCGGCCTGGACGGCGCGGGCCAAGCCGGCATGGTGTTCGCCGAACTGCAGCGCATCGATTACTGGCAACTCACCACGCTCGTGACCGGCAAGCTCGCGCGCAGCGAGCGATGCGATTGCCGCCGGGCGTGCTGTCGTGGCTGGAGACTGAACCCGGTGTTTGAGGAGGCGGTGAACCAGCTTGCCGATTACGTTGCGCTCACACTCAACCCTTTGCCGCCGGTCAAGGAGTTTCGTGTTGCTGTGATCATGAAGTACTTTGGCGAGAAGGTGAGTCCGCTTGAGACGGCGAAGCATCTTGGCATCCCGAAGAACGCAGCTGAGCGACACATCACGGCGATCCGCAAATGCGTCCGTGAATTGGAGAAGAACGGACTCACGGCATTTGCTGAGCGGCTCGATGAGATCGGCATGCTCATGAGAAATAGTTGACGTGCGGGAAACACCCGCATAAACTGCGTTTTCATATACCGTACCGATCGTGCGCACAAAGCCCGCTAAGCGAAAAGCCTAGCGGGCTTTTTGCATTGGAGCCGCATGTGCGACGCTTAAGAAACGTGCCGGCGATCATCTAGTGCTGAAGCGATTCCTTTGCTCTTCGGGAATCGTCTGCTGGCGGTTTCATCGCGTGTGGCGCGCTAAGAATTCACGCTGCAGCAATAGTGTGTTTCAAAAACGCTAAGGACGCTTGCAAAAAAGCGATGTCTAATCTAGCCGACGTGCGTTCAACCGCATGGAAGCTAAATGAAAGAAGAAGCGCTTAGACGGTTACTGAGAGACCAATTGCTGCTTGCGACAGCCTCTGAGGAAGAGCTGAGGAGCGTCGCGCAATCTGTGCGTGTCAGTCACGTGAAGGCGGGGGACCACGTTGCATTCGCCGGCGACCCGGGCTCCGGTCTGCATATGCTGCTTGAGGGAGAGTTGCGTTCATTCGTGGCGTCGCCTGATGGACGCGAAATTCCAATTCGCACATACAGCAGCGGCCAATCCGTCGGTGCGAAGGCGATAATCCAGCAGATTCCACTGCCATTTAATGTCGCTGCGATAGTCCATAGTACTGTCGCGACCTTGAGCCGCACGCATGTCCGCGCTCTTCTCCGATCTTCTACGTTCGTGCATGCTCTGAGTGAGTTGATGGCGGCAGAGTTATTGCAACTGGCTCGGAGTTTTGGTGGAACAACCTCGACGAGTGCCAAGGTTCGAGTTGCCGCGTCTATCGCCTCCCGCTTAAGTGGAGAGAGAACTGACGGATGGCCAGTCGTCGAACTTCCGGGCCAGGCGACAATGGCAGCATTAGCCCACGTGAGTCGCGAGACCGTTTCACGCGTGCTCAAGTTGCTCGAGACCGAAGAGGTAATCATCCGTATGGGACGGCGCTTGCGCATTCGCGACGTCGCCCGATTGCGAAGGATTGCTGCTGGATACGAGGATGACTGACTATGGAGAGTCGGTTCACGAGCCCGCGTGACCGCCTTCGTGTTTAGCAAGTCAAGATTCGCGTGCATCAGTGCACATGTAGCCCGCAAGGTGAAAGCCTCGCGGGCTTTTTTGTTTGGAGCCGCGATGTTCAACGCCGAGACACTCGATGCAATCAGCATCCTGTTCCGCTACTGCGCGCGGTCGGCGTGGCTGTTGTCGATGTCATTCAACGATGTCGCAGACTTCTTTTCCGTTCAACCTGAGAGCACCACATGATGCGAGCAAAGATGATTGTCGAGTCGGTCACGCGCCACCATGGCGGCGAGACGCTTAAGTTCCGTGCTGTGCCGAAGTCGAGCGCGCCGTACGGTGAAGACGGTCTCGATGAGGACAACACGTACGCGAAGTTCTCGCCGCAGGCTGATCTGTCGATCTTCGTGGCTAACCCGGCGTTGTTCGGCAAGTTCAATCCGGGCGATAAGTTCTACGTCGACTTCACGCCTGCGGCGCAGTGACCAGACTCCGGACCCTCAAGCCTCGGCTTGCCACATCGACTCTCAGTCGCGTGAAGACGCTTGAGGCAAAAGCAGGTGCGACCGAGCGCGTACGCGGCAGCACATGGATGAGGACACGCGAGCGTGTGGCGCTGGCTCACGGTTATCGGTGCGCTCGCTGCGGTCGGGTCTGGGTGTCGAGCCGCGATCAGATCGATCACATCGTGCCGCTTGAGCAGGGCGGCTCGAACGACGAGAGCAATCTCCAGCCGCTCTGCACAGATCCGTGCCACAAGCTGAAGACGGCAGAAGAGCAGAAGGCGAGATTCGAAGGCTATTAAGAATTGCACGAAACCTACCAGCGGCTGTCATGTTGCGGCTGCTGGGAGGCGTGCGTCCACACAAAGTGCAGGCACTGCGGAGCGGAATTTACGCCGGCGCGTCACAGAAAGCTATTTTGCTCGGCAGCTTGCAGGAACGCCGATAGGGCAAGGCCGCTTTGCACCTGCAAGCAGTGCGGCAAGCAATACAAGCCAAAGGCGACGAGCAGGACGACATTCTGTTCGCGCGAGTGCTCATTCCTGCAAAAGGCGAAAAACGCCGAAGAGGCGAGCCTGCGGGTGCGTTGGTCTAGCGTGCATTTTGGGACGTGCGCGGTGTGCAATGCTGCTTTTACGTCGCGGCTACCTCGGGCTCAATGCAGCGATGCATGCTCGGCGGAATATCGCAGGATCGGCGCCAAGGTGATGGCGCTAAATGCGCATAGATCCACTGCCAAGGTTGTCGCATGCCGCGGATGCAGCTTGCAGTTCTGTCCTCTGTATGGCTCGTCGAATGTTTCGCTATGTAGGCCGTGCAGGCGCGCACGGGATCGCGCCTATAAGCGCGTAAGCAGGATGGCGCGGAAGGCGACGGAGCGCGCGGCGCACGTCGAGAAAGTTGATCCATTCGAGGTTTTCGAGCGGGATGGCTGGGCGTGCCGGCTGTGTGGCATCCCCACGCCGCGCTCCAAGCGCGGGACGTATGACCATGACGCTCCCGAGTTGGACCACGTGGTTCCATTGGCAAGGGGTGGAGACCACACCTACGCGAATACCCAATGTGCGTGCAGGCGTTGCAACAGCCTGAAGAGCGACATCCTTGGCTGGTCGCCCGTCGATGCGATCGCGGGAGCTGAGGTGGGGGTAGGGCTATGAAAAAGCTCGGGAGGCTTTCGGCTCCGAAACCGACCGGTACCTCACGCACAGATTATTTCCCCCATGGGAGATCGTGTTAATGGCTTTAACAGGCAAGAAGAGGCTATTCGCCGAGGCCGTTTTAGCCCGGAAGTCCAATAAGGACGCGGCTATCGCGGCTGGCTACAGTCCGGCGACCGCGTCGCAGGCTGGGTCGCGACTTGTTAAAGACAAGGACGTCGTCACCTACCTCGCGCAGCATCGTAAGAAGCCTGCGGCGAAGGAAAAAGCCGCGACGAAAGAAAGGGCGGCGCCGCCGACCGAGAAAGAGGCGGTGACTCAAGCTGCCGTCGCTGCCGGATTCGCATTGGAAGCGATTCTGACCTTCAAGGACCCGAAAGACTTCCTTCTGGCTGCGATGAACGACCAGATGACGGAGCCGAAGCTACGGGTCACGGCTGCACAGACGCTTATGCCGTTCTTTCATCCTAAGCTCGGCGAGGGTGGCAAGAAGGACGCGAAAACCGAAGCGGCGAAGAAGGCGGCTAGTAAGTTCGGCGTGCCGAAGCCGCCGCTGAAGCTGGTCAACGGGAAATAACACATGGAATGGTCGACAGCGTGTCCTGATTGGGCCGAACGGCTCAAGTCAGGACGCTCGATCATCCCGCCTCCGATCTTTCCTGAGCAGGCTGAGCAGGCGCTCGCCGTGTTCAAGCAGCTCAAAATCGTTGATGCGCCGGGCAGCCCGACGTTCGGCGAGTCGTCGGCGCAATGGGTCTTCGATCTGGTCGCGTCGATCTTCGGTGCATATGATGCGGAGAGCGGCCGGCGGCTGATCACCGAGTGGTTCGTGTGCATCCCGAAGAAAAACAGCAAATCGACACTTGCTGCCGGGATCATGATGACCGCGATGATCCTGAACTGGCGCATGTCGGCCGAGTACTCGATCCTCGCACCGACGATCGAGGTCGCGAATAACAGCTTCGCACCGAGCCGGGACATGGTGAAGCACGAGGAAGAGCTCGACGATCTGTTCCAGGTGCAAACGCACATCAAGACGATCACGCATCGCACGATGGGCGCGACTCTAAAGGTCGTTGCGGCTGATGCGAACACGGTCAGCGGCAAGAAGAGCGTCGGCACGCTGATCGACGAACTGTGGCTGTTCGGCAAACAGCCGAACGCAGAAGACATGTTGCGCGAGGCGACCGGCGGTCTCGCCTCGCGTCCCGAGGGCTTCGTCATCTACCTGACGACCCAGTCGAACGACCCGCCGGCGGGCGTGTTCCTGCAGAAGCTCCGCTACGCGCGCGACGTGCGCGACGGCAAGATCCACGATCCCTGCTTCGTGCCGGTGATCTTCGAGCACCCGCCCGAGATGGTTGCGCGGAAAGAGCATCTGAAGGTCGAGAACCTCGCGATGGTCAATCCGAACTTCGGCTTTTCGGTCGATCAGGCATACCTCGAGCGCGAGTTCAAAAAGGCGAAGGAGACGGGCGAAGAGTCGTTCCGTGGCTTTCTCGCCAAGCACGCGAACGTCGAGATCGGCCTCGCGCTGCGCAACGATCGATGGGCAGGCGCAGATTTCTGGGAAGCCGCAGCACTGGCCCCGCAAATTTCGCTCGATGAACTGATCGCTAGGTGCGAAGTGATAGACGTTGGGATCGACGGCGGCGGCCTAGACGATCTACTTGGTTTCGCGGTCGTCGGACGCGAGCGCGACACGCGTAATTGGCTCACGTGGACGCATGCATGGGCACATCCCTCGGTATTAGAGCGTCGCAAGGAGATCGCGGCGCGGCTGCTCGATTTTGAGCGCGACGGCGACCTGACGATTGTGCAGCAGATCGGCGACGACGTGCGCGATGTCGCCGACATCGTCTCGACGATTCATCAGGCGGGTTTGCTCGACAAAGTCGGCGCGGACCCCGCTGGAATTGGCGGCGTGCTCGACGCGCTGGCCGACGCCGGCGTACCTGAAGAGAAGGTAATCGGCATTTCGCAGGGTTGGAAGCTCTCGGGCGCCATCAAGACTGCCGAGCGGCGGCTCGCGTCGGCGAGTGGTCGAAAGGGGGGCGGGCAGGGGGCCGCGCCCGATGGCGTGCTCATGCATGGCGGTCAGGGGCTGATGGCATGGTGCGTCGGGAACGCCCGCGTGGTGCCGGTCGGGAACGCCGTCAACATCACGAAACAAGCCAGTGGGACCGGGAAAATCGATCCGCTGATGGCTTTGTTCAACGCGGTGACGCTGATTGCGCTCAACCCAGCGGCGCTATACGGCGGCTCTGTGTATGACCAGGGGGTGGGAATTTGAATGTCATCGGTGTTGCAGCCTGGGTCGCCGGCCTGCTCGGCTTCGTGCTACTGGTCGCCGGGGTGGCGCTGGTCAGCGTGCCCGCCGGACTGATCGTCGCGGGTGTCCTACTGCTGTTCTGGGCATTCCTCGCTGATCGCGCGGCGGCTCGTATTGCGCTCGGCGCACCTTCCGAGACGGGAGGGAAGTGAGCCATGTTCTTTAGCAAGCAACTGCTATCCAACCTTGCCATGACGCAGATGGGATCGTCTGGCTGGGTGTCATCGCTGCTGGGGAGCGCCCGATCTGAGGCGGGTCAGGTGGTTACTGCCCACTCGGCGCTGTCGCTAACCGTTCTGCAAAACTGCGTCTCGCTGCTCGCGGAGAGCATCGCGCAGCTGCCGATCGAGATCTACGAACGAAAGGGCGATGACCGGGTTCTGGCCATCGATCACCCGCTTTACGCGATCCTGAAATACCAGCCCAACCCTTGGCAGACGCCATTCGAGTATCAGGAGCAGTCGCAGATCGCGGTCGGGCTGCGCGGCAATAGCTACAGCTTCATCGATCGCGATTCGTCGGGCGTCGTTCAGGGTCTTTACCCGCTTGACCACGAGGCAGTGACGGTCATGAAGGGTAGCGACCTGATGCCCGTATACCGCGTGTACGGCTCGGACCCGATGCCACAGCGGCTGATGCATCACGTGCGCTGGATGTCGATCAACGGCTACACAGGGCTCTCGCCGATCATGCTGCACGCCAATGCGATAGGCCATGCGCAGGCAATCCAGCAGTACGCGGGTAAGTCGTTCATGAATGGCACGGCGCTGTCTGGTGTGATCGAGCGGCCGGCGACTGCGCCTCCGCTGAAGGATCAGGGCAGCGTCGACAAGATCACTGACGGCTGGAACGCGAAGTTTGGCGGCGCGGGGAACGCCAAGAAGGTGGCGCTGCTGCAGGAGGGGATGACGTTCAGGCCGCTGTCGATGACGAACGTCGATGCGGCGCTGATCGAAGCGCTGCGGCTTTCGACCATCGACATCGCGCGGATCTACAAGATTCCGGCCCACATGGTGAACGAGCTGGAGCGTGCGACATTCAGCAACATCGAGCACCAGGAGATCCAGTTCGTCATCTACACGCTTTTGCCGTGGATCAAGCGGCATGAGCAGGCGAAGACGCGCGATCTGCTGCTGCCGTCGGAGCGCAACCAGTATTTCATCGAATACAACGTGGCCGGCCTGCTGCGCGGCGATCAGGCCTCGCGATACGCCGCCTACGCAGTCGGCAGGCAGTGGGGCTGGCTGTCGATCAACGACATTCGTCGGCTAGAAAACATGCCGCCCGTCAAGGGTGGTGACGTGTATTTGAGCCCGCTTAACATGGTGGACGCATCGAAGCCGATTCCGCTGCCGGTCAGCAAGCCTGCTGAGCCCACCAAGGCGGAAATAGACGACATTCAAAGGATCCTGACTTGAGACCACATCTCCGACTTGCGAGCCTGATCTTCAACCAGCCGCAGCTTGTGACGGACCACATGATGGACCTCGCAATGCAGTGGGCGAATCAGTCGCTGCACCTGAACATCGTCAATCTGAGCGTGAACGGCGCACAGCCGCAGATCATGGATGATGACGGCCACGGTGGCGCGCAGATGGCGACGGCGGTGGATCGTCGGCGCGCCGTGGTCGCGGATACCGGCCTCGACATCATTCCGGTTTCGGGCATCCTCGTGTCGCGCTCGGCGCACATGAACCCGTGCGAGCCGATGACGAGCTACGAGGGCCTGCGTTCCTCCGTGAATCAGGCCGTCGCAGACCCTGCGGTCGAGCACATCATCCTCGACATCGACAGCAACGGCGGCAGCGCAACAGGCGCATTCGAGCTCGCGAACGACATCCGCGCGGCCGCGCAGGTGAAGCCCGTCACGGCGATCGTCAACTTCTCGGCGTTCTCGGGCGGTTACCTCATCGCGGCGGCAGCATCGAACGTCATCGTCAGCCAGACTTCGGGGGTAGGCTCTATCGGCGTGATCGCGAAACACCTCGACGTCTCGAAGCGCGACGAGCAGCAGGGGGTGAAGGTCACGTCCGTGTTCGCGGGCGACCACAAGAACGATCTCACGCCACACGAGCCGCTCAGCGACCAGTCGTTACAGTTCCTGCAGGGCATGGTCCAGAACAGCTACCAGCAGTTCGTCGACGCGATCGCGAACTTCCGTGGCTTGACCACGCAGGCAGTGAAAGACACCCAAGCGGGAATCTACTTCGGCAAGCAGGGCGTCGATGCCGGGCTGGCCGACAGTGTCGAGACGCCGCAGGCGGCGGTCAACCGGATCGCGGCTGAAGTTCGCGCGTCCCGCGCAGATCGCCAGGCGAAAGCGACGCCGCGTCGCAGCGTGGCTGCCCAGGCTGCGGCGATGAACATGCGCGCCCGCTACTGAAGCATCGAGTGTTTCGATCTATCTAATTCTCACGTGAGCGCGTTCGCGTCTCAGTCGAGTGTCGCCGCCTTCGGGCGGCATTTTTTTTGGAGATGAACCTTGAACATCAACGAACTTCGCCGCGAACGCGCAAATATCAACCAGCAGGTCCAGGCGCTTGCGGCAATCGAGGCCGGTGGAGTCGCGTTGTCGGCTGAGCAGCACGCCGAATTCGCAAATCTGACTTCGAAATTCAACGAGATCACGGGGCAAATTGAGCGAGCCGAAGCGGCTGAGCGTATGGCTGCTGCCGCGGCGGTTCCTGTCGATCCGACGCCGGCGGCTGTCGCCACGCCTGCTGCCCCGAGCGTTCCGGCGCAACCGAAGGCGCCCGAGGTGAAAGGTGCAAAGATGGCGCGCATGGTCCGTGCACTGGCTGCCGCGGGCGGCGACGCCCAGATGGCATCGAAGCTTGCCATCGAGCGCGGCTTCGGCGAGGAAGTCGCCATGTCGCTCAATACGCTCACGTCGAGCGCGGGCGGTATTCTGGTCCCGGCGAACCTCTCGAGCGAAGTGATTGAGTTGCTGCGCCCGAAGTCGGTGGTGCGCAAGCTCGGCGCGCGCACGCTGCCGATTACCAACGGCAACATCACGATTCCGCGTCTGAAGGGCGGCGCGGTCGTTGGCTACGTCGGCGCTGACACCGACATGCCCGCGACCGAGCAACAGTTCGACGACCTGCAGCTCACGGCGAAAAAGCTCGCCGCGCTCGTGCCGATCGCGAACGACCTGCTGAAGTATGCGGGCGTCAACCCCAACGTTGACCAGATCGTAATAGCTGATCTCACCGCAGCGATCGGCGCGCGCGAGGACAAGGCGTTCATCCGTGACGACGGCACGGCGAACACGCCGAAGGGCCTGCGCTTCTGGGCGCTCGCCGGCAATGTGATCCCGGCGAGCGACGGTTCGACGATCCAGAAGGTCGAAACAGACCTGAACAAGGCGATCCTCGCCTTGGAGGGTGCCGATGCGAACATGACCCAGCCCGGCTGGATCATGGCGCCGCGCGTATTCCGCTTCCTGTCGGGCATGCGCGACGGCAACGGCAACAAGGTCTATCCGGAGCTCGATAACGGCATGCTGAAGGGCTATCCGGTCGGCAAGACCACGCAGATCCCGATCAACCTCGGCGCCGGCACCAACGAATCGGAGATCTATTTCGCCGACTTCGGCGACGTGTTCATTGGCGAGGAAGAAACGCTCGAGATCGACTACAGCAAGGAAGCCACCTACAAGGATTCCGAGGGCAATGTGGTGAGCGCGTTCCAGCGCGACCAGACGCTCATCCGTGTGATCGCCAAAAACGACTTCGGTCCGCGCCATGTCGAGTCGATCGCAGTACTCGGCAGCGTGACCTGGGGCGCTTAAGCCGTAACCTTATGGCCCGCGCTGGCATGGGTGGGCCGTTTTCGGAGATAAGACATGAAACTGGTCAAGATCACGCGCCACCATGGGCGGTACACGCCGGGTGACGTCGCCGGGTTTGACGATGAGCGGGCGCAGACGCTCATCGATTCGGGCATCGCTGAAGAGCATGTGCCGGAAACGAAGGATGATGTGAAGGCAGCCAAGGGCGACGCGACGAAGGCCGCGGCCGCGAAGGGGTAAGCAGCATGGGCGCCGTTCTCGTTGAGTACCTTGATGACATGGAGCCGCTCACATACGAGGATGTTGCGGCCCAGGCGCGTATCGACGCGAGCGATGAGAGTAGTTTCATCACGTCGATCATCATCCCGGGCGCCCGTCAAGCGGCCGAAACGAAGTCGGGGGCTGCGATTCGCAAGGGGCGCTACACCGAGCGCCTTCCCGCGTTCCCGGTTGGCGATTTCCCGCTTTCGATTGGTCAGGTAACTGAAGTCGAGAGCGTCTCGTGGCGGTCCGCATCAGGTGAGACTGCGACGCTTGACCCGTCGTCGTATGAAGTCATTCAGGTCGGGCGTGAGACGCGTCTGGCGCCGCTTGGCAGTCAATGGCCGAGAGCTGCGGCAGTCACGTTCACGTACCAGGCCGGAACGGATCTCGACAAATTTCCATCGGTGCGCGCGTGGATGCTGCTCGCCGCGGCGTGGTTCTATGACAACCGAGAGCTGTTTTTGATTGCGCAGACCCGGCAGGCCGTCATGGAGATGCCGACCGGGTTCGCCGATGCTCTTCTCCATCCCATCACCGTACCCCCGAGGTTCTGACCATGCTTCAAGCAGGCAGTCTGAATCGCCGCATTACGATCCAGCGTCAGAGCGCTGATCGGGACGAGGATGGGCATCCGGAAGCGGTGTGGACCGACGTGGTGGTGACCTGGGCAAGCATCGCCCATAAGTCGGGACTCCAATCGATACGCGGCGACGCCGAAGTGTCTCTGGTGCAGGCAAGTATTCGCGTGCGCTACCGGACCGATGTTGCAGCCGGAATGCGCGTGGTGCATGGATCGACGATATATCAGATTCGTGCCGTCCTGCCGGACGAGCGTGGGCGCGAATTCACAGATCTCGTGTGCGAGGTGATCGAGTGAGTCTGACGATCAATGCAAACCTCGGTGGTATCGAGAACCTGCTCGACGAACTCGCCGACAACGCCGAGGAAGCGGCTCGGCCGGCGGCGCAGGCCGCCGCGCAGGTGCTCTACGACGCCGTGAAGCTGAACGTCGCGAGCATCGGCCGCGTGACGGGCAATCTGGACCGCTCGATCTATCAGGTGTACAGCCGCGATGACTCCGCGCAGGGCCGGGCGACGTATCACGTGAGCTGGAATCACAAGAAGGCGCCTCACGGCTGGCTCGTCGAAAACGGGCACCTGCAGAAGTACAAGGTCTATCTCGGCAAGGACGGCAAGTGGTACACCGACAAGAAGGCGCCGCTGCCGTCGCCGAAGCATGTCGGCGCCCGCCCTTTCGTGCGGCCGGCGCAAGCACAGTTCCCGGCGGCGCTGGATGCCGCTGTCGCTGAGCTGTTGAAGCGCATCAACGGAGGCCCGCCATGACGGTAAAGGAAAACATTTTTGCGCTGCTGTCGCCGCTCGTGGATGGCCGCGTCTTTCCTGTGGTCGCGCCATTCGAAACGCCGCGGCCGTATGTGACGTACCAGCGGATCGGCGGGCACGTCATCACGCCGCTCGCCAAGGAAGTACCGGACAAGCAGAACGGTTTTTTTCAGATCACCGTGTGGGCGGATAGACCCAAGGATGCCGATGCGCTCGCGCTGCAGATCGAATCTGCGTTCATCACGGCGAAGGCGTTCACTGCAAAGCCGATGGCGGGGCCGATCGACAGAAGTGAGCCTGACCTGAAGCTTTACGGTTCGCAGCAGGACTTCAACGTCTTGTCAGACCGGTAACAGATTTTTTCAGTCGCCCGAAGGGGCTTGAGAGAGGCGCCCGCAACGAGCAATCGTCGCGGGTTTTTTTACGCCCGTCTGGGCGCTTTGTCGATTGATTAAGGAGAATTAACTTGAGTTACGCGTTCCCGGAAGGATCGAAGTTCTTTTTCAGCGAGACGTTCGCTTCGGCGAAGACCGTCACCGCTGTGAGCAACGCAAACCCGGCAGTCGCGACGTCGGTCGCGCATGGCTTTGCCGACGGCGCGGAACTGTTGTTCGAGTCGGGCTGGGAGGATGCCAGCGACAGCGTGTTCAAGATCGATCAGCTCTCTGTCGACACGTTCAGCCTGCCCGGCCTCAACACGAACGACACGGACTGGTTCAACCCTGGCTCCGGAACTGGCACTGTCCAGCTCGTCAGCAACTGGGTCGAAATCCCGCAGGTGCTCACGATCGCGACGCAGGGCGGTGATCCCAAGTTCACCACGATCGCCCCGCTGGCGAAACGAAACGCGATCAACGTGCCGACGGGCTTCAACCCGACGTCGATCACGCTGACGCTCGGCCACGACGCATCGAACACGAACTATCAGGAGATGCTGGACATCAGCCGCTCGCTGCGCAAGGTCGCATTCAAGATGGTTCTCTCGGGCGGTATCTCCAGCTACGGCTACGGCTACATGAGCGTGTCGGAAATGCCGTCGCTGAACGTCAACCAGGCCAATCAGGTGACGGCATCGCTGTCGCTTCTCGGTCGCGCGATCAGCTACGCATCGTAAGTGTCTCCTTGGGACCGGTGACGGTCCTTTCTTCGCCGGGGTTCTCCCGGCGGGGTTTTTCCTTATACGACATCGAGGGAATTTGCCTTGTCGAATGGCATGTTCTATGTCTACGTCCATCGGAAAGCGGACACCGGCGAAGTGTTCTACGTAGGCAAAGGTACTGGCGGGCGAGCGTCCTTGAGAACTGGGCGCACAGAATACTGGCGGCGAGTTGCCGACAAGCACGGGCACGTCGTTGAGATCCTTGAGTACTTTGAGAGCGAAAAGCTGGCCTTCAAGCATGAGATTGCGTTGATTTCGCTGCACAGATTGACAGGCGTGCAGATTGTGAATCTGACCTTCGGTGGCGAAGGAGCGAGCGGCAGAGTGCACAGCGTTGCGACGAAGGAAAAGATGTCGCGTGCGCATACGGGCAAAAAGATGAGCGCAGAGGCCATCTTCAAGATGTCGATTGCCTCAAAAGGTAGAAAACAGAAGCCCGAATCAATAGCAAAAACGGCCGCAGCTAATCGCGGCAGGAAACGCAGCGCAGAGTCTATTGCAAAGACGGCGGCGGGTCTGGCAGGAAAGAGATTGAGCGACAAACACCGTGCATCACTCCGGAAGGCATGGGAAAAGAGGAGGTCCATGCCTATTTCCCATGAGACGAGAGCAAGGATCAGTGCGGCTCAACGGGCGAGGATTAGGCGCCCATGGACAGATGAAGAAAAAAGGCGGGCGTCAGAGTCCAAAAAGGGGTTTGTGATGCCCGAAGAGTCAAAGCGAAAAATTTCAGAAGCGCTGAAGCGGAAGTTTGCCGAAAGGCGTGCCGCTGGCTTCAAAAGATAGCAGTCGCGTCAATCTATCGGATTCCGCCCAGCGTGGATTTTCATGCCCCTTCGAACGTATGCGATGCGGGTTTTTCTCATTCAACAGGACTAGAGCCATGGCAAAAATCAAACTCGGCCAACACCCGACTAACTTTAAGCACGTCGTCAAGTTCCCGCTGCTGGACGGCAGCGAAGGCGCGATCGAAGTCGTATACCGTTTTCGAACTAGGCGCGAATTCGGCAAATTCATCGACGAGGTGTTCGCGGCATCGAAGGAAGAGCGCCCGGCAGAGGATGAATTTTCGTGGGCTGCGCTGATGGAAAAGACGGGTAGCGCCAACGCGGACTATGTGATGCAGGCGGTCGAAGGATGGAACCTCGACGAGGAATTCAACCGGGAGAATGTCCAGCAGTTGGCTGACGAACTGCCGGCGGCGATCACGGCCATCATGGATGGTTACCGCAGTGCGGTAACGACTGGCCGCTTGGGAAACTGAAGGAGGCGGCCGACGCGCTGTATCGGCCGCCCGGCAGCGGACCGACCAACGCGTTCGATCTCGGCCAGCTTTTCCGCAAGGACGAGGTCGAGATCTGGCCGGAGAACTACGACGCGGTGCTGCTGTTCTGCCGTCTCGGCACGCAATGGCGCACCGGCGTCGGCGGCCCGACCGGGCTGGATTATTGCGTCGTGCTCGCGATGATCGATCGGCTCGGACTGGACGCGGACGAGGCCGACGACATGTTCGAGGATGTGCGTCACCTCGAAATGGCGGCGCTCGAGGTGATGCGCGAAAGCGCGCAGTAACCCCGCTTCGGCGGGTTTCTCTTCTGTGGGCTCCCTGTTGGAGGGCCCTTTTCACGTGGTGAGCGATGGCGACTGATGAGCGGAAAGTCCAGCTAGGTGTGAGCGTCGACGCCACCGAAGCGCGCAAGGGCTTCGGCGACGTCAAGGATGCTGCGCGCGATATGGCGCAGTCGGTTACCACGCAAGGCGCGGCGGCCGGCAAGGCGATCGATTCGGTGGGCAGCGGTGGCGCTGCCTCGGCGCAGAAGGTGGATGCCGCCACGCGCAGCATGATCCAGTCGATCCAGCGCACGACGGCCGCGATGGAGGCGGGCAGCAAGTCGAGCTCGGCGTACTTCCAGGCGCTGGCGAGCCAGCGGGGCATTTCCACCGATGCGCTCGCGCCGTATCTTGCGCAGCTCGATGCCGTCAAGGCGAAGCAGGAGTCGGCCGCGCAATCCACCAGCACGGTGGATCGGGCCGCGCAGAAGTTCATGCAGACGCTGCAAAGCGAGGCGCAGGCCCTCAAGGAGGAGGCGGCCACCTTCGGCATGAGCCGCACCGAACTGCTCGCCTATCAGGCCGCCAAGCTGGGCATTGGCGACTCTGCGGCAGCCATGATCGAGCAGATCGGCCGGGAGTCGGCGGCGCTGAAGGCGCTTCGGGAGTCCACCCTGAGTGCGGCGGCGGCAGTCAATGCATTCGGTGAGACGGAAGCGCAGGCCGCGACCCGCATCAGCGAGATGGTCGCGCGTTCGCGCGACTATCAGGCCGCAATGGCCGCGACGTCCAGCGCGGCGGCTTCTGGTGCGAGTGGCATGTCCAGCTTCGCGGCGTCATTGGATCAGGTGCGCGCCAGCATTGCCGCGCAGACGGGCGCGATGTCGGCGACCACGCGTGAACTGGCATCCGTCAACGAGCAGATGGACGCGTTCCGGGCCACTGCGGCACGCGGCAGCGACAGCTTTCATACGCTGTACGAACAGTTCGACCGTCTCGATCTGCTGATGGCGAAGGGGAAGGTATCGATCGCCCAGTACGACTCCGCCCTGTCGGCGCTCTGGAAGGATGAAGCGCGCCTGCAGCAGCAGGTGAGCGCGCTCACTGCACGATACGATCCGCTCGATGCCGCCACGAAAAAGCTCGCCGCAGATCAGGCGCTGCTCGACGATGCCTACATGAACGGGCAGGTATCGGCGGAGCAGTACGGGAAGACACTGGCTGGCATCCAGGTTGACAAGGCGGCCGTCCAGCTGAAGGAGCTCGCCCAGCAGGAAGCGCAGCTCGAGCGGTCGCTGAAGTCGGGCCAGGTGTCATGGTCCGAATACAAGAAGTCGATTGCGGACATCAGCGCGAGCAAATCCGGGCTGAGCGAAATCGTGACCAGCGCGAACGCCGGTGCCAACGCAATGGACCGCTTCGGCGGCCATACGAAGGCCGCGCGAACAGAGGTTTTGCGCCTGCTCAACGACGCAGCCAACGGCAATTTCGGGCGGTTTGAACAGAGCGCGGTCGTGCTCGCCGAGCAGATGGACCTGCTCAGTGCGGCCGCATCGCCAGCGGGCGTCGCCATTCTCGGCCTCGCCGCGTCGGCGGTGGGCTTCGTTGCCGCCACCGTCCATGTGCAGTCGCAGCTTGATGGCATGAATCAGGCGCTGGTGCTGACCGGGGACTATGCCGGCACGACGGTCAGTGGCCTGCAGGATATGTCACGCCAGGCGACGGCGGGTGGTGCGTCAATCGACACCGCAACCGAAGCCATCACCAAGCTTGCTGCGACGGGCCGGCTGACGGCCAGCGAGATTTCCAGCATCGGTCAGGCGACGGCGGATGCTGCCACCTATACCAGCATTTCCGTCGACAAGATGGTGGAGATGTTCACCCAGCTTGCGGAAGATCCTGTGAAGGCCTCCGTCAAGCTGAACGACACCTATCACTACCTGACCGAGTCGACCTACGACCAGATCACGGCACTCGAAAAGCAGGGCGATGCGACGGGTGCCGCACAACTGGCCGTCGAGACGTTCTCGAAGGCGATGGAGGACCGCACGCAGGACATCGCGAAGAACGAAGGGATCATCCTGCAGGGCTGGCGCGACATCAAGAACATGATCAACGGCGCGCTTGAGGCCATCGGTTCGTTCGGTGCAACCGCCACGCCGGGCGACGTGGTCGCGCGCCTGCAGGCGAACAAGGCCGCGCGCCTGCCGATCGGGCAATGGGACGCGCAGGACGAAGATGAACTGAAGAAGGCTGTCGCCGATTACCAGTCCGCCGTGAAGCAGGCCGAGGACAAGGCGCGCGCGGACCGTGAGAAACAGCAGCGCATCGACGCGAAGCGTGCGTACGATACGTGGAACCAGCAATTCGCGACGCCGGCAGAGAAGCGCGCAAAGGAAGTCCAGACCTACCTCGACACGATCGCGACGCCGCTGGGCCTCAGTCTTGAGCAGCAGCTTGCCGATGAACAGAAGATCAACGACAAGGACAAGGACAGGAAGTCGCCGAAGTCGGCGCGGTCGACGGCCGAATCCACCAGCAATCGTGACATCGCGGCACTGAAGGCCGAAATCCAGGCGCGCCAGCAGCAGCTGGATCTGCTCGACCAGTACGGCCTGAAGCAGGACAAGATCAGCGACGGCGACAAGAAAGTGATGCAGATCGAGCAGCAGCTCGGTCTCGCGCAGAAGGATCGCATCGGCAAGGTCACTGATGCGCAGCTGAAGGAGCAACTCGGGTACGCCCAACAACTGGCGGCGCTCGAGAAGCAGATCGACGCAACGACGCGCGCGAAGCAGGCTCAGAAGGACTACAGCGAGCAGGTCAGCAAGTGGGCACAGTCGGAGCAGTCTGCGAAGGATGCGCTCGCGCAAGATGTTGCGCTGTACGGCACAGAGGGCGAGGCGCGCAAGCTGATGACCACGCAGCTTCAGTATGAAGCACAGGCGCGTGAGACGATCGCGAAGGCGCAACGTGACGGGCACCCACTGTCGGAGCAGCAGCAAAAGGATCTGCTCGCCGAAGCCGACGCGCGCGCGAAAGTGGTGGGCGGCATTGAGGCGCAACGCGACGCGCTCGCCGGCGCGAAGCAGCTCGAGCAGGAAAACCAAAAGTTAGCGGCCGAGAGCATCCTCGACGAAAAGGATCGTGCCGCCGCAATCCTCGCGATCGATGCGAAGAAGTGGCAGGACCTGATCGCAAACGCAGGCGACGGCACCGAGGCGCAGAAGAAGCTGATCGAGCAGTACAACCAGTGGTTTGCGGATCAGACGAACAAGCCGGTCATCGACCAGTGGAAGAACACCGTCAGCCAGATCGACCGTGACTTCCATGACGGCTTCCTGCAGATGCTAACTGACGGCAGGGCAGGTTGGGACAGCTTCACAAAGGCGTTGACGAATACGTTCAAGGTCACCGTCGTAGATGCGGTGTACCGGGCCTTTGTGAAGCCTCTCGTAGTGAACGTCGTTGCCAACCTCGCTGGATTGACGGGTAACGCCGGTGTCGCCAATGCGTTGCTCGGGCAGAGCGGTGGGTCGGGCGCGGGCGCGCTCGGAAGTATCAACAACCTGTCGACGGCGTACAGCGCGCTCACGAAGGGCTATGGCTATGCGAGTAGCCTGTTCGGCGCGGGCTACGGATCGGCTGGTTCTGCGATCGGTGGCGCTGCGGGCGCGTTCGGCGCGAGTTCAGCGGGCGCATTCGGTGCGCTGTCGACGACCGGCGGTGCAGCAGCAGCCGCAGCGGGCGACGCTGCACTGAGCGGGAGCGCGGCGCTCGGCGGGCTGTACGGCAGCACGACGGCGGGTGTGGGCGCGGCTGCGGCGGCAAGCGGCGGCTCGGCGGCAGCTAGCGGCGCGGGCGCTGCGGGCCTGACGGGCGCGGCATCGTCCTTCGGCTGGGTTCCTGTCGTCGGCTGGATTCTGGCCGGCATGGCGCTTGATTCGAAGTTGATGGGGCAGGGATGGAACCCTGACAATGGGTCAATCAGCGGCGTCGGCAAGGTGCTCGGCTCGGGAACGCTCGCATCGTACGATGTAGCCAAGGCGATCGGCATTCCGTCAGGTGTCGCAAATATTCTGACCGGCGCATCAACAATCTCGCGCCTGTTCGGCCGGAAGAACCCGACCGTCGACAGCGCAGGCGTCGAAGGCGTAATCACCGTCGCCAACGGTTTTCAGGGGCAGGACTTCGCCGACTGGACGGCGAAGGGCGGCGTGTTCCGTAGCGACGCGCACGGCACGGCGCACAGTCCTGCGACGCAGCAGCAGATCGACACGATCAACGGCACGGTGCAGAGCACGGTCGGCGTTATCGACCAGCTCACGACGGCAATCGGTGGCAATGACGGGCTGCAGGCAAAGCTGTCGCAGTTCCAGTACAGCATCCGCAACGACTGGCGCAATCAGGACAACATCACCAAGTCGCTGACGGATCTGTCGAACAGCCTGGTCGATGCCGTCTATCCGCTCGATCAGTATCGGCAGTCGGGCGAGACGCTCGTGCAGACGGCGACCCGTCTGACGACGGTGTTCAACGCGACGAACAATCTCGCCGATATGCTCGGCAAGACGATGACGCAGGCGTTCGGCGATGTCGGGCTTGCGAGCGCGAATGTGCGGCTGAACCTCGTCGCGGCGGCAGGCGGCATCGACAACTTCAACAGCGAGGTGGCGGCCTACTATCAGGCGTACTACAGCAGCGGCGAGCAGCTGGACGAAGCGCAAAGGCAGATGCAGCAGTCCTTCGAGAGCCTCGGGCTGGCAATGCCGAAGTCGAAGGACGCTTTCCGCGCTCTGGTCTCGTCGCTCGATCTGACGACGGCGTCGGGGCAATCGACGTTTGCGGCGCTGATTGCGCTGGCGCCGGCGTTCGACCAGCTGACCCAGTCCGCGAAGCAGGCAGCGGACAACCAGCAGGCGCTGTGGAACCAGTACTTCAGCTCGATCGACACGTCCGACCAGCAGCTCGCGATGAACACGAGGCAGCTGCAAGACCAGTTCAACGCGCTTGGCGTCGCGATGCCGAAGACCAACGCAGAGTTTCAGGCGCTGGTTGAAAACATGGACACGTCGAATCCTTCCGTGAAGGCATTGCAGAACGCGCTGCTCGCATTGGCACCCGCGTTCGCGCAGGTGACCTCGGCGACGGATCAGGCTGCGCAGGCGGCGGCTCAAGCGGCGCAACAGCAACAGCAGGCTGCGCAGGACGCCATGCAAACGGCGCTCGGCAAGGTGCAGACGGCTTACGACAATCAGGTGCAGGCGATCCAGTCGAACATCGACTCGATCAACCAGTTCATTGATTCGTTGACCAGCCTCAAGCAGTCGCTCGCGCTCGGCGATCTGTCGACGCTCTCACCGCAGGACAAGTACAACGCCGAGAAGCAGCTGTTCGAACAGACGTCGGCGAAGGCGATGGCGGGCGATGCGACGGCGCAAGGTCAGTTGCCGCAGGTGGCGCAGGACTTCCTCAATGCATCGAAGGCATTCAACGCCAGCAGTCAGGCGTATGTCGATGACTACAACCAGGTGCAGTCGGCGCTCGACCAGAACATCGCGACGGCGCATCAGCAATTGAGCGCGGCACAGCTGCAGCTCGACGCGACGAAACAGGAGGTTCAGGGGATTCTCAACCTTAACCAGACCGTGCAGTCGCTCGCCGATGCGCTCAAGGAGTATTTCGCCGCGCAGGTTGCAGCCGGACAAACGCCGTCAGGTTCGTCCGGGTCGCTCGGTAACGGTCTGGATTACACGCAGTCGAACGGCGTAGTCGATTTTGGCTCGGCGGGTGGTCACACGATCTCATCGGGCGGCGGCATCACGTTCACGGGCATATCCGACTCGCAGCTGTCGGACATCGGCCAGCACGTCTCCGCGATAAACCAGGGGAACCTTGCGGTGCAGCAGGCGTTGCAGGCTTCCGGCGCCACCTTTACCAATGCTGGCGAGTGGTCTCAGGCATTGTTTGACGCAGAGGCCGCATATTGGAATGGCTCATCGCTTGATGATGCAATCAAGTCTGCGCTTGGCATGAACGGATCGCATGCCGGCGGTGCTGACTACATCCCGTTCGATGGTTATCGCGCGGAGCTCCATAAGGGCGAAGCGGTGATCACGTCGGCGAACAACCAGAAGTTGTCGCAGATGCTGAACATCGACTGGTCGAAGTACGGCCGCGGCGACAATGCGGCGCTGATCGCCGAGATCCAGGCGCTGCGTGGTGAAGTTGCGCAGCTGAAGGGTACGGTTGCTACGGTGGGCGCGGCGCAGCTGCAGCAGTCAGAGCAGCAGCATGCAGAGAACCGCGATGACATGAGCAGGCAAACGCGGCATATGCAAACGACTGCCGATGCAAGCCAGCAGACCGCAGGGCATACCGGGAAAATCGCACAGAAACGATGACCATTGCCATCGACGTTACGGGCTATCGGCTGTCGGACGGCACGTTGCAGACCCTTCGTTTTTCCGACGACGGGTTTATGACGCTGCCGTCCGATGCGCCGGCGAACGCCTACTACGAGCCGCGCCTCAGTGCTCCTCCACACTTTGCGCGGTCCCTTTTCAATTCCGCCCAGGCGAGCTTCGGCGCGTCGCAGAGCACGCCGGGCGAGATCGTGCTCGAAAACAGCGACGGCGGCCTCGACTACCTGCTGACCGACTACGCGTTCGACGGTCGGTCGTTCACGATGCGCGTCGGCGCGATCGGCGCGCCGTTCAGTTCGTGGACGGTGACGGCGTCGGGCACGCTCAGCGACGTGAAGGTCAGCGACACGACGACGGTGAGTCTGGTCGTCAATGACCGGCTGCAGAAGCTCGCGCTCACGCAGCCGCGTCCGACCTATGGCGGCACGAACGTCCTGCCGAACGGCATCGACGGCACGGCCAACGACCTGATGGGGCAGTACAAACCGCGCATCTACGGTCAGGTCTTCAACATCTCGCCGAAGTGCGTGAACACGTCGCTGCTGATCTATCAGGCGTCGGACCAGTCGAACTGCTCGATCACGGCCGTCTATGACAACGGCGTCGCGCTGACGCGGGATGCGGATTATGCGAGCCTCGCGGCGCTCCAGTCGACTCAACCCGCGTCGGGGCATTTCCAGTGCTTTCAGGGCTATTTCCGCCTCGGCGCAAGCCCTGCATCACAGGTGACATGCGATGCAACGAGCGGCGTCACGAGCGCGGCGAGCCTGATGCAGCAGATCGCGCTCGATGCCGGCTTCACGGCGGGCGACATCAGCGCAGCCGACGTCGCGGCGCTCAATGCGCTGAACGCGGCGCCGTGCGGTGTGTGGGCTGACGGGCAGGGGACGAGCCAGTCACTGATGGACACGATCGCGGGCAGCATCGGCGCGTATTACTCGTTCGACCGGCTCGGCGTGCTGCGCATGGGCCGCGTGAGTGCACCGGGCGGGCCTGCCGCCGTGATCTTCGATGACGTTGTGCTCGAGGCGGTCAACATCAAGGAGGCCGGCATCCCGTCGTATCAGGTGACGGTCAATTACGCGAAGAACTATACGGTCCAGAGCCAGCCGGCGGGCAGCGTGAGCGTCGACCGACGCACGTGGCTCTCGCAGGACACACGCAGCCAGGTGGCGAAGAGTACGACGGTGCAGACGGTCTGGCCGTCAGCGACCGACCAGACATTCGACACAGCGCTGATTAACGCATCGGACGCGCTCGCCGAGGCGAACCGGCGGCTCGCGCTGTTCAGTCGCCGGATGCTGATGACAGTCGACATCGATCTGTCGCAACTCGGGACGCTCGACCTCGGCAGCGTGGTCGGCTTCACGTATCCGCGCTATGGCCTGTCGTCGAAGCTGATGGTCATCATCGGCGTGGATGCCGGCGCCGATACGCACCTCGCAACACTCACGCTATGGGGGTGACGTGGCAAACGTCCTTCTCGCATTTCCGAACCTGACAGACGCCGCGACGCTCGCGGGCGGCGGCTGGCAGGCGCCCGTCACGAACCTGCAGGACCGGCGGCTCGCGCGCGTCGCGCGCACGACGGACTCCACTCCGGGCAATACGCAGTTCACGGTCGATTTCGGCAAGGACCGCAAGCTGCAGGTCGTCTCGCTCGTCAGCCACAACATGAGCACGCAGGGGCAGTGGCGTGTGCTGATGGGTGACGATCCGACCTTCGCCACAACGAAATACGACTCAGGCTGGATGGTCGCATGGCCCGTTATCCATCCGTTCGGTGCGCTGGAGTGGGAAGACGACAACTGGTGGGAGGCCGCGATCTCCGAAGACGATCGGGCGGGCTATCCGGGAATCCTGATCGACCTGCTGCCGGCGATCGTGCTCGCGCGGTACTTGAAGGTGATGTTCAGCGACGCGAACAATGCAGCGGGCTATCTGCAGTTCGGGCGGCTTTTCGTGTCGCCGGGCTGGCAGCCTGCGACGAACATGAGCTACGGCGCAACTATCGGCTGGGAGACGGACACGGCCGTCAAGCGCTCGCTCGGCGGCACGACGTACTTCGACCGCAAGGCGCCGCGGCGCGTCGAAAAGTTCTCGCTCGACTTGTTGAGCGATGCGGAAGCGAAGACGCAGGTTTTCGAGATGCAGCGCAAGCTCGGCGTCGATGGCGAGCTGCTAGTCGCATGGGACCCGGGCGACGCCATGAACCTGATCCGGCAATCGTTCGTCGGCCGCATGCGTGCACTGAACCCGATTACCGCTGTACTGCGAAACATCAACAACAACGCGTTTGAAATTGAGGAAACGTCCTAATGACGAACTCGGTAAATTTCCCGACCAATGTGGGCGGTGACGGCTCGACCGTCACCGACGACAGCAACCCGGCGACTGGCCTCGCGAACGGCGGATTTCGCACGCGGCTGCTGCCGATGTTCACGAACATCATCAACATCGTGAACAACGTCATCGCGAGCACTACGACGAACGCGAGCAATGCGGCAACCAGCGCAACGAACGCGGCAGCCAGCGCATCGACCGCGCTCAATGCGCCGGGCACGAGCGCAACCTCAACGACGTCGCTGACGATCGGCAACGGAAACCAGACGCTGACGGTGCAGACTGGAAAACTATTCGTGCCTGGTATGTATGTCACGATCGCGCAGACGGCGGCGGCGTCGAACACCATGTACGGCATCGTGACCGCGTACAACAGCGCATCGGGATCGATGACGGTCAACGTCAGCCAGTACAACGGCTCGGGCACCGCCGCGGCATGGTCCGTGGCTGTCGCTGGCGCACCGGGCCAGTCGCAGAAGCTCACCAACGTCAATGCAGCCGTAACGGCGAGCACGACGCTCGCAGCGACGTACCTTTACGTTCCGGTCGCAATGACCATGTTCGGGCAGGCGGTCACGCTGCCGGATGCGACGACGCTCTCGACAGGTGGCCCGCAGTACATCTTCGACAACAGCAAGGGTACGTATCCGTTCGGTATCCGTGACAACTCCGGCAAGCTGGTGATGGGCGTCGGAGCGGGCGGCGTCGTGTCCGTGTCGCTGAAGGACAACAGCACGGTCGCTGGCGTGTGGTCGGTGCACGGCTCGAACATGGAGCCGGGTCTGGTGACGATCGACACGACGCTGAGCAGCACGTATTACGGCAATGCGGGAATCGACACGACGTCAGGCGTTTCGCTGGCGCTGAACAGCAACCAGTCGCTGCACTTCGCGGCGAGCGCGGCACGTACTGCCCTCTATGCCTACATCGTCGACAACGTCGGGAAGCAGGTCACAACGCCCGTTCTTGTTGGCACCGTCGGGAGCGGTCCGGCCGTGGTGGGCGGAGTATGGTCCATCACAGCGACGACGGCGATGCTGATTTATGGCGACGGCCAGGGGAATACGTATGGCGTGGTTTTGACGATCTCTGGCACGACGATCACGGCCGGTTCGCCGGCGACCATTGCGGGTACGACGGCGGGTATGTATTTCTCGGAGTACGGGTATGCCGCGCCGCGACTCGCGCAGCTTTCGCCAACGCTCTATCTGGTGACTGGCTGCTATGGCGGAAGTACTGCGTCGAACGCAGTTGCAGCCTTCTCGGTTTCGGGCACGACGGTCACTGCGGGAGCGACTGCCTACATCGGTGCGGCATACGGTGTCGCTCCGACCATCTATGCCCTGACTGCGACGACCGCGCTGGTGATTTATACGCAAGCGTCCTCGCAGCCATACAACGTTTCTGCCGTCGTTGTCAGTGTCAGCGGGACGACCTGCACGGTAGGAACGCCGGTTGCCCCGCCCGGTGGAGGCTACGTCAACACGACCTATGCACAGCAGCCAATCAGTTGCCTGTTGTCTCCGACAACTGCGCTGGTGGTGACAGATAACGGCGGCGCTGGCAACGCGGTCCTCCCGTTCGTCGTCACGATTTCCGGGACAACGGTCACGTGGAGCGCGCAGTCTGCTCTGGAAACTGGCGTCACCGGCTTCAACCAGTGCTCCGCGTACACGTCGAACAGTGGCTCGCGATTCGCGCCGCACCTGATGCCGCTCAGTGCGACGAGCGCTTTCCTCTGGTACTGCGATCAGGGCTCCAACTCTCGGGCTGTCGTTCTGACGGTTTCGGGTTCGACGTATGCGGCGGGCCCAATCCTGTACGACTCCATCTCGGCCACGAGTGCCATCGGGCTTGGAACCATCCTGCCGTACAGCGCCAACGAATTTCTTGCAGTCAAGCAGAGGGCGTCGGCGGCCAGCACTTACTCGCCATTTCTTCAGCCAAGCAAGATCAGCGGCAACGTTGTTTCGACGGGGTATGGCTGCCCGCTGTCTGATTTCGGCCCGGTCACTACCTCTTCAATTGGTTGCTATCGCCTGTCCGGTGGCGACTACGCGATTTTTTCCCAAAGTCCTGCAACGCCAGTGCTGGCGATTTTCAGAAACAACGGGGATGCGATCAATTCGAGGGGCAGCGTCAAGATTCCGCCGATGGCGTTGACTGCTGCTTACGTCTGGCTCGCACAAAATTGCGCGGTGGCCTCGAATCGCCTCGTGTTCATCGGCTCGACCGCTATCAGCGGACCAGCTCCGTCCGCAAGTGGCGCACAAACTCGGATCCTTAGCGTGGAGATCGCAGCATGACGCAACTTCTGATTCATGGTTCCAGCATCCTCGCGCAAGGGCCGTTCGAACAGACGGCGAGCGAGATCGTCGCGCCTGACGGCATCTATCCGCTGAGCGTGATCGACGGCTGGCAGATCGTCGACGTGACGCTGCCGGATGACTTCACGTTTGCGGGCTACGTGTGGAGCGGTGGGGCGCTGGTTGTCGCGCCACCGTCCGCACGGGAACTGGCCGATGCACGGACCTCGCAGAAGGCGATCGTTTCGCAGGCCTGTCAGGACGAGATTCTCGCGGGCTTCGAGTCGTCGGCGCTTGGGGCACCGCACAGCTATCCGGCGAAGTTCACCGACCAGCAGAACCTCAACGCATCCGTGGTGGCATCGTTGCTGCCGGGGCTCGCGGCCGACTGGACCACGCCGTTCTGGTGCGCCGATGCTGATGGCGTATGGGCCTACGTGCCGCATACGGCCGCGCAGATCCAGCAGGCCGGCCGCGACGGCAAGGCCGCGATTCTGGCGTGCCTCACGAAGAACCAGCAGCTCGCCGAGCAGATCGACGGGGCGACGACGATCGAGGCCGTGCAAGCTGTCCAGTGGAGCAACCCATGAGCCGACTGCGACTCTTCGGCCTCTGGCTGATGTGCACGCTCGTGACGCCAGTCCTGCTGATCATCATGCTTGGCGACGCGCTGTTCGGCTCGACGGCGCGCGCAAAGGCTATGGCTATCGCGCAGGACGAGGAAGGCAATGCGATGCTCGGCGGACCGCCGACGCAGACGATCAGCGAGCGTACGGGGAACGCGCTGATTACCGGCGAGCGATGGGCGCACTTCGTCGCGCCGTGCATCGATCTGATCTTTGGCAAAGGCCATTGTCTGGCTAACGCAACACTGCCGCACTGATCCTGTAAAGGCTCACCAATACTCGGTGTAACCAGCCGCCTTCGGGCGGCATTTTTATGCCTGTTTCGGGCGCAACGGGGGATCACTTATGCCAGTAGAAGGGCTGTCGCAAGACGAGGTAAAGAACGCACTCAAAGAGGGCTTGAGCGAATGGCTTGACAAGCAATTTGCCACGCTCGGCAAGTGGACGCTGGGCGGCATAGCGTCGCTCGGCTTGGCTGCACTGGCGTATGCATTCCTGCAAACCAAAGGATTCACCCGATGACCAGTTTCGACAATGCGTTCGATGCCTTGATCGGCAATGAGGGCGGGTACTCGAACAATCCGGCCGATTCGGGCGGCGAAACGATGTGGGGCATAACTGCGCGCGTCGCGCGCGCGGCGGGCTACACAGGGGCGATGCGTGATCTTCCGCGCGACACCGCTAAGGCGATTGCGAAGAGGCTTTACTGGGATCCGCTGCGCCTCGACGAGCTCGATGCGCGTGTGGCCTTCCAGATCTTTGACGCGAACTACAACGGCGGCCATCCGGTGATTTGGATGCAGGGCGCCGCCGGCGCGAAGGTCGATGGTCTTATCGGGCCCGCCACTATCGCCGCGGTGCAGGCGACCGATCCGCTCAAGTTCATGATGCGATGGAATTCGCTGCGCATCCGCTATTTCACATCGCTCAAGACCTGGCTGAACTTCGGCAAAGGGTGGGCTAACCGTATTGCAAACAACCTCTGGAAAGGAGCCGCATGATGCCGCTTATCCCTATCGCAATGGCGCTCGCTCAGTTCGCGCCGATGATCGCCGGTTGGCTCGGCGGCTCGAAAGCCGAGGACGTGGCAAGCAAGGTCGTCGGCATCGCGCAGACCGTGACCGGGCAATCAGCGCCGGACGCAGCGCTCGCGGCAATTCAGGCCGACCCAAACCTGTCGATGCAATTTCAGAAGGCGGTGCTCGACAATCAGGCGCAGCTCGCGCAGATCAGCGCCGACGTCACGAAGGCGGAACTCGCGGCAGACACCGCTGACACGCAGGCCGTCAACCAGACGATGCAGGCGGAGGCGAGGGCCGACCACTGGCCGACCTACAGCTGGCGTCCGTTCGTGGGTTTCTGCTTTGGGCTGCTGGCGGTGCTGGCTGGCCTGACGGTTGCGTGTACATACATCGGCGTGATGTTCGCGCACGTCGAACCGGCCATTCTCAGCTATATCCCAAGCATGCTCGGGTCGGAAGCGGCGGTGATGGGCACCATGGCGCCCGTGCTCGGCATCGCCAGTTACTTCCGGGGGAAGATGCAGGCCAACCCGGCGGTCGTGACCGACAACCGGGGCTAAGCCGGCGTTGCAGAAGTAGCGGGCGACGATCAACGCGAGATCGACAAGCTGAAGTCGCTGCAGGACTACGTACGCGCCATGCAGGATCAGGGGTTCATTGTACGAGACGATGTCGCAAAATAACGGCGGCGATGTGTGTGACGGCTGCGCCTGTCAGGTTTTGCACGGTGCTTCCGTCACCCGTTCTGCTGATTGCTAGGATTGCGCCGTCGGCTCGAGGTAGTAAGGGACAAGCGTAGGCAGATTTGCGTGGTCGAGAATTCTCGAAAGAGAAAGAAGGCTAAAGCCTTTCGCCATCCGAGCCGTTGCTTCATCTCGCGAATCACTAAACTTGAGATCCTCAAGCGACGGCAGCTTTCGCACCGCAGTCCGTTTAGCTATGGTCCAAGTCTTACTGGCGAAGTGTTGCTCCAGAGGTATGCAGCGCTCGTCGTCTTCGAACCTGAAGAGTTGAGAAAACAGTGCTCTAGCCCTCTTTGAGAGCGGGATCTTTCGGATTTCCTCTATTTCTGTTCCAGGGATGCTGATGTAGCCCTCGTCCAGAAACACATCGGACCATCGGAGGGCGCGTGCCTCATTCTTCCGCATTCCAGTCTCGATCGAAAGCATGAACGCAACTGCCGTATATTGCGATGCGCTCGCTGCCATCGATCCGTCCGTGTATCCCAACGCTTCGCACATAGTCTGGATCTCGACGTCTGACACACGACGCGGGATCGGTGCCCTTCGATCGTTATCGGGGATGCGCGGGCGCCCGATCAATAGCGCCGGATTACTCCGGATCCAGCCCCACTCAGCACGGGCGACCTCAAGCAGCGCGGTTATTAAATTCAGTTCGTAGGTGGCGTGGGACGCGGCGATGCCGGATAGACGCTGCGCAAGCCATTCCGAAACTAATTCGACCGATAAGCGTTCAAGCGGATCACCCAGAAACGCGCAGCTCAGCCCGATCTCGTGGAGCGTTTTCGAAATCGACAC